ACCACCTTGTTGTGTTTCCCATTTACCCGCAGCTTGTGAGTCTTCTTTGAGTCTAGTTTTAAATACACCTTGATACTCAGGGCTATCTAAAAGTTGTTTTGCTTTACGTCCGAATCTAACAGATAGTTCCGTGGTGTTAGTCGACTGAATAATTTTGAGCTTCGGGTTTCTACCCACCATCCAAGCGGGCAGCAAGTAGCTAGCAAACTCGGACTTTGTATGTCTTGGTGGCATATTTATAATCAGTCTTTTAATCTTGCCTTCTGCTATCTGATTAAATTTTTCAGCAACAATCTTGTGATGCCGCCCTTCAACAAAATCGGGCCACACATGTTTTACAAACTTCATGAAGTCGTTTCTGATACCAGCTTCTTTCTTCTTTTCAGCATGCTGAAGATAAGTTTTCATAAACTCTTTTCGCACATCAGGTGGTAATCTTTTTATCTTTTCTAAATCTATTTTCATTTCAAAAAAATTTTCTGCAAAATTTTTTAGGATTAATTTTGAAACCTAGCAAGTATTTTATCCATATCTTTATACAAGACTTGGCATAAAGGGTATGTCTCTGGGACCCCTACAACTTGTACTTGTATTATATTATTTTATTTATTTGGATTTTGCAACGGCTTTGGTACCTCTACGAGGAGCGCCCGCAGGGCGCTCCTCGCATCTCGTTAGTCTAGTAATACCATATATGCTTTAGCGTTATTTTTTCTAAACCAATTTAAATTCTTACGTACAATGTTCCAATGTCTACTTGCACCGTAACCGTGTAACTTATCATCGGCTGTTGCCAACATTTCGTAGGTAAAGATTTCATCATGTTTCTTTGCCTCTTCATCTGTTAACTGAATAGACTCACCTGTAAATCTATTCGATCTTATATTGTGTGTATTTATTTTTGTCTCCACTTGTCGTCCTTCCTTAGTTTCTCGTTTAACTCAAATAATTTTCGGTCATAGTATGACTCCATACATATGGACACTACCCAACCTATAAACCCGATCGCCATTAAAGTTAAACCTATATATAATAATGTGTTGTACATAGTCCTATAATATCCCCTATTGTTTTATTTGTCAAGGCAATAAATAATACCAGGCAAAGCCGATTGCGACTATGCCCATCAGTATTAAATCAAACATCTCAAAGTTCAATTCAGCCCTCGTCTGTAAGTTATCATGGGGTTAATGCATGTTGTATATCTTTCGATAACTGGATCCCAAAAACACATATACTTATTACCGTCTTTTTCCCATACATCGCAACCCTCTTTATTCATGTTGCCTAATCTAAATATAACTTTGTTATATTTCTTAGCGAACCAAGAAACAGCAAAGTCAGACTTTTCATGTAAGTCATCCATTTTTTGTTTTACTTCTTCTTCTGTCATCTGTATGCCTTTCGTTATAGGGGACAATATAATATTATCCCCTATACGTCAATAGTTAATTTTGTGCGATTTGTTTTATCTTGGAGGTATCCACAACCCACGCTATACCGATCTTCTTGGTTGTATCGTCGAGTAGCTTGATTAACTCTTGAGGCGTTCCACTTTCCATTACAACGTCAATAGAATGTCGCTTTAACTCTTCAAGTTGTTTGAGCTTCAAGCCCTCAGGTCTACGCCTGATTTCACGATCAACAAGATCACGTGCCCAATCAGTTAGTTGCTCTTTACAATCTTTAAGAGATATCCTTTCGTCTCGTTCTCTCATATTGTAAATAAGCCCTTTATTTGTTGGGTCTTGTTGTTGCTTCTTCTTGAAGAAGGTTCTAGCTTTTTCTCTTACAGCTTCAAGCTGTTCTTCCGCCTTCTTGAAATCAGCAAGTATTTTATCAGCACCCATTTTCTTCGCTAACTTACTTACTATCTTTTCAGTTGCTTCGGCTCTATATTGTTTTACCAATAGTTCTTGTTCTTCAATTAAAGGATCAAAGTTTCTTCTCACCTTTTCCTTGAAGTGATCTAGTTGATACTTCGTCATAGTTTTTGGCATATTTATTCCTTTCGTTATTTTTATGCTTGACATCTTAATATCCTATATTATATATTATGTCAAGCTCAACGGCGGAATAAAAACTAATATTACTTAATTTAGCTTCGTCCCGCCGTTCAGCTGGGCAACAGAAGGCGGGGACAAGAACAAGTAATGACCTGTAAAGGCTTAAACGATAGCGCTACTCCGCCCTTGAGCCCTGACCTATCCTGCAAACCTGCGAGAGGCGAAACTCGTACATGGATAGGTCTGGGGTCAAGTCTGAAATAACATTGGCCTCTGCCCTGAACACCGGGCGGGGCTTGACCAAACTTGAGCCCTGATCTGTTGGGTAGATAAAAACGTCGTAGATTTCTGCAGTTCTACGCTTCGGCGAAAAATCTCAACAGATCTGGGGTCAAGTACAGGTTAGGCCCTGGTCGACCCTTAAACAATTGCCGCTGGGCCTCACTTAAGAGTATGCTGTCCTTGACCAAGGCGATACAGAAAACCTGTTACAACGCGTGATGGCGTTGGCTAAAGAACTGAAGTAACAAGTGACCTGGCGCCGCCGGAGATAGCCGAGCGCCAAGCCACAAGCGTCAAGCAATTGACACAATTGGAGAGTATAAGAAATTATGAAAGTTATAGATGCATTAAAGATTACCGGGAGCCTGAGCAAACCTTCCAAGATGCCAGGATGGGCCTACGGTCTACCTGCAAAAGAATGCAAAACAGGCGGGAAGCTGGTAAAAATTCCTGGCTCTGTCTGTTACGATTGTTATGCCCTGAAGGGCTGCTATGTTTTTAAAGTTGTACAGGCTGCACAATACAAGCGGCTAGCAGCTATCAGGCACCCGCTTTGGACAGGAGCAATGGCAACAATAATTAATTCAAAGAAATCAAAGTTTTTCAGGTGGCACGACTCCGGCGATGTTCAGGACGAGGACCATCTATTAAAAATATTCGCTGTCTGTAAACTCACGCCAACCGTCAAGCACTGGATGCCGACACGGGAAGCTTGGGTGAAAGCCTTCCTTTCGTTGAAGCCTGATAATCTTGTAATAAGATTTTCAGCTCCGATGGTGAATACTTCAGCTCCCAGCACGTGGCCTGCAACCTCTACAGTTGTTACCACCGGCTCGACATGCCCGGCCCCTAAACAGGGTAATGAGTGTAGAGATTGCAGGGCCTGTTGGGATCCTGAAGTTAAGAATGTAGCGTATGGCCAGCACTAAGAAATTCGTGGCCAATAATTTTCATGTTGATTGTTCCGGGCTGCGAGCTGCAAGCGGCAAGCTACAAGCAGCAAGCGTCAAGCGCCAAGCGAAGAAAGCTCCGAGCAGCAAGCTGCAAGCGACGAGCGGCAAGCCGCAAGCTTCAAGCCACAAGCGGCAAGCTCCTGAATAACTTTTCCTTCATAAAGTTTCCAGTCTCTAGTAGCGAGAGACTTTACCAAGATAAATGTATTCTTTGGATGCTTCACATGAAACGCAATTTGATGTGGTGAGAAGCGTATTTTATTACCCTTTGTTACTTTCAACTCAACTGTAAAAAAGTGTTGATGTTTATTGTATCCAAGCAAGTCAGGAACGCCTGGAAGTGCCAAATTTTCTAGTCTTGTCCACGTTATTTCTGGTGTGTTTTTCTTAACTTCCAACCAGAATTTTCTCTCGGGTTTCAACGTAACTACAGCTTTTTAAGTACCTTACCCATACGCCATTTTTCTTTGTCTATGGTGATGACTAGTCTGTGTGATTCTCTGACTCCTATCAGTTTATTTTCCATCAACTGTATGCCTGTGATGTCATACATTTCACCGTTAGGTAAACACACTTGAACTCTTGCGTTCTGTGCTACCTCAGCTTTCATAAACTTATCTAGTGTCTGTCTTAATAACTTTCCGCTTAACATAATTTAGTGGGGCAGATTCAGTCTCCCTAGCCTGCCCCTATAATAACTCTGTCGACACTTGTGTTTTACGTCATATTACCTTATATGTCAACATATGGGTTTACCAAAGAAACTTACAGAAATGCAAATCAAGTTTGCTCAACTACTTGTAACCAACGAAGGTAGAAAGACTCCAACAGAGTGTGCTATCGAAGCTGGATACAACAAAGACAGAGCAACAATCACTGCATCAGAATTACAATCACCAAGAAAGTATCCATTGGTTGTTAAATACATTGGTGAGATCAGAGATGAATACAACAAGAAATATGAAGTAGATTACAGCAGACACATAGCTGAACTTGGTAAGATTAGACAACAGGCTTTAGCAAAAGGTGCATGGTCAGCTGCAGTAAATGCAGAAGTAGCCAGAGGTAAAGCGGCAGGATTATATATTGAGCAGAAAATAATTAGAACTGGTAAACTAGAGGATTTAACTGCTGAAGAACTTGAGAATCGAATGAAGACAATAATAGATGAGTACTCTCCGATTCTTGAGGGTGTTGATGAAAAAGAACTAAAAGAACGAGTGCTATCAAAACCAAAATCTCAAAAAGATTCATAACTTTATTTTTTCCATTTCTACAATACAGCCCATTGGAAATATATTTGTATCACTAAACACTTCATCTGTTGTGTCGTAAGAACTAAATGTGATCAAGAACTTCTTTGTCTTTTTAAATACATATGCTTGTGTAATCATCTTAGAGATAGGTAACTTGTCCATCTCTTCTTTTGATTTATGCCCCGCGTCCCCGGTGATGTCGAGCCACTTGATTGTATAGAAGTAATACTTCTTCTTGTTTATCAACGCATGCTTGTATCTCTTTTTCCTTCTCATACCCTGTAATATCACATTCTACATATATAGATATAAATTTCTCATTTATAGAAGCGCTAAGTCAAAATGAAAAAAAAAAATGTAGAAATGTAGAAAAACATACTATTAGTCAATAATACCAACGGTTCCCGCTTCTACATTTCGTTCTACATTTTCTACAAATTTCTACGTTACGGTGAAATAAGCTATATTTGACGTAAATCTCTTCTACATTTTTTCTCTTCATTTATCAGATCAGAGGCCTCTTTTACCTTCAAATACCAGCTCCTCGCCGCTCGATGCCTGTCTCTCTCCGCTAATTTGTAGAAACGCGCGGCTAGAATATCAGCTTCTCTACATTTTTTTCTTATAATACTCACTAAGTCTCCAAAGCCATAGCCACTTGTATTGCCTAAATCTTGACCCATTTAGGACAAACTGTTGATAAAATAAATCTGGTGTACACATCATGATCACGCATTGTTCGATCTTAGTACCATAAATACAATCATGAGCTGTAGCATAGGCAACACCTTGATAGTAATAGTCTTCGATCCATTCTTCCCTCTTCGGCTTGTTCGATTGTTTAAAGTCAATAATACTGTCCCTTCCTTGATACACACCAACAAGATCGGTCTGCCCGGCGTACAAACCAGGATAAGATAAAACTACCTCAGAGCCCCATACTTCTTCAAGATTAGGGAAACCCTTCTCTATGACCACCTTTGCCATTCGATGCGCTTCCTGGCCCACGTCTGTGAGATCTAGGACGTTGTTTCCAAGTATGTGTCTCTCCAAAATACTGTGCATTGCAGAGCCTCTTGCAGCTGCCTCACTTTTAACACGATTCGCCTCTTTTTCGCCTTTTTTAGCAATCCACCTAGCCAAAGACGCTCGCTTCTCGTCACTCTGTGTTTGACCCAGAATGGTCGTTACAGATGGTAGTTTCTCGTCGCCTACCTCGTAGTGTCGTTTACCGTCTTTCAACGAACGTACAGACTTCGGGTATTCAAATCTTTTATTCCATTTCATTAATGTACTTTTATTTTTATTTCACTTGTAGTTTTAGCTCTATGGCAATCCCTGCAGAGAAACTGAAACACCGCACGACTTTTATGGTAATCACACCATAGCTTCCTGTCTCTCTCATCTAGTCGCCAATAGAATTGTTCTTCAGCTTTAGACATTCTTTTCTTTATTTCTTCTTTATCGTGTAGTTTTAAAAAGTCAGCTAGGATTTGTTTAAAAGGTATAAAATGGTCCACTTGAAGGCCTACCTCTCTAGGAGCCATACAGTCCCAACACTCCAACGTACTATGGTCATTTCTTCTTCTATATTCTTCAGACTGATATTTAACTTCATATCTCATGGCACTTAAGAATCTTTCATCATCAGATATGGTGCCCTTACCAAAGCAAGTCAGCATTTGTTTAGCTGTGATACTTTCGTACGAATCATCTTCAAACTGAAAGCCTAAACAATAACCTCCATAGTCATCTCTTATTAGTATGTAGTTTCTAATGGGTCGGCCTTTGGTCTTTCTCTTCATCCATTCATGGTCCACAAAGAATCGATCAAACAAATCTTGTACGTGTGAGTTCTTTAACTTAGTTTCTTCTCCTAATCTTATAATACCTTGTCTGCACAAAGCCATCAGGTGATCATTACCTGTGTAGTTTACGATGGTTCTAAAGTGTTTATAAGCGGCACTCTTTGTTTCAAAATCTTTACCGCAAATATTTTTATACCTTATCATCGTCCCAGCCTTTGAAGAATCTCTCACAGTGTCTTAGATATTCCTCTTCTGACTGCTCTTCGTATCTAGGTCTATCTTTCTCACCTTTAAAAGACTTTGCTAAATCTTCACAAAGCTCTTCGTCCTCGTTCACCCATATTGGTTTTTTATATTTTATTCTACGTTTGATTGACATAATGATTTACTATTTCTAACAGCTTTTCTTGTTTTGTCACGGAAAAAGGCGCAATAAATTTTGCTACCTCATTTGCGTTTTTAAATCCTTTTCTCCATCTATACTGCATCTGGTGTCCTTTTCTGGGTTTTTTACGAACTGTGCCTCCAAACTTATCAGCACACCATTGTATTGTCTTTTTATCTGTCATCACAATTTCCATCTGTATTCTCCAACAAAGATACTTTCTTGGTCTATCTTTTCGTTTACGGTCCCAATATTTTTTATATGTAACACAACCTTCACCATCAAACAAACCAGCCAAGTATATTACATCATCTCTTTTCAACGACTCTGCCATTTTTATCTCTGATCCTGTCTGGCCATCTCAAGTCTATATCATCTCTACTACCATCTTTGTGTAGTATAATAATGTGGTGACCATGTTTAGTGTCATTCACCCAATATCTCTCATAGTTTGGACAAAATCTATAACTGTCTCCTTTTTTCATCATTTAGGTTCCTTTCCTCTTGTTATTGTTGATATAAAATTTTTATGTTTGTTTGTATATTCTACGAAATATTCTTTCTTATGATCTAACTGTCCTCTTAATCTTTTGAAAGACATAGCGTACATATTCTTTGCTTCTCCTAGATCTACAACGTTATCTTTTTTATCTTGTTCACTTTGGGTCAACTCTCTAACTTTGTACGTATAACGCATTACATATCCCCTTTGTTTCTATATTGGTTTAAATGCATCTCTTCTAGTTTTTTTATTTTATTTCTCAACTCTATTATCTCTCTTTCTATCTTTTCATTATGTTGATGTAGCTTCGCGTTCCTAAACTCTAGAACACGTATTTGTTCTTTAGCACAATCTAAATCACTCATTGTCATTTAGATACTCCAAACGTTATCCTTGCCATAGCAGATCTTGGATCCCATTCAAAATCTCCCCACTTTATTTTACTGCAACTTGTCAACGTTAAAACCACTATAATCGTAGCTAAAATCTTCATCTTCAACCTCTCCTGCAGAATTACATGCTGCACATTGTATTGTTATCTTTTTTGTTTCTGTTGTATCTTTCCAGATTCTTCGGTAACCATTACCCATACATGCTTCACATATCTTACGCATATTTTTTTATCTTTCCTTTCGCCTTTCTATAAATATATGCAGGATCATAACCTGCAAATATACATACTTGGATAAAATCTCTATTGGATAGGTCAACCCATTCCAAAGCAGATCTCATCTCACCGTAAGTCAATGGCAGAGCTTGTGCCTTTTTAGAACACGCTTCGTATACTCCTTGAGACAAAACTGCTTTCCAAAGTTTTTGTTCTGGTGTCAGTTTACGTTCTAAGAATACACCGCTATTTGCTAAGTCTGCCATTTAACTTCTTCGCTTTCTCTTTTGCTAATGTTTTCACAACTTGACTACGACTTAATTTTACATCTGGTGCAATTTGAGTTTGTAGTTTTGTTATGATCGCATACGTGTCATTATCGACCGTTATGTTTTTGTACTTGCTAAAATCTGTCATAGCTTGTAACCTTTCTTTTATTATTTGTTTTTTCCAATATAGGACATTAACTCAAAATATACAAGGGGTCAAATGAAATTTTTACTAATAATGCAGGTGTGTTCTGCGCTACATTTATCATGCATGAATGAGATGCCTGCAGGTGAATATAAGACCCATTTTGACTGTGCAACCGCAGGTTATCTTAATGCTATGGGATTAATGAGAGAGTTAGGTGAGGCTGAAGTTAATAGGAGCCAGATCACTGTTCAATTCAAATGCACAATAACTAGCGATCCAGTTTAGAATCATTCTATTGTGGAGGTTCATCACTACAAACATAGCCAATAACTTGTTTACCTTTGTATTCGTGATAGTAAAGATTACTAAACATTCTACGCTGTTTACGTTCGTTAACTTTTACATTTGTATTGTACCAAGACTCACAGCTTTCTTTTGATACTATCTCAAAAGATTCCTGTTTAATATCTCCAAGTGTTGTTAAATATAACAACGTTATTATGGTTACTTTTTCAAACATTATCGCCCTTGTCCCTTATAAGGTTTACGACGTGGCACTCTTTTATTTAATCTTTTTGTGTGACGACCTGGACGTTTTTTAGGTGTACGCTTTATGTAATTTGCTATTCCGAAGACTGATTTTCTCTTAGCCATTCTCTATCTTTTTTATCTAATTTTAAATATTTAATAGATCCATTTACGTATTGTCTTGTATCTTCACCACAAGAAGTGCATCTATAATAATCTGTTACAACGGCAACTAAAAGTGTATCTTCACTACAGTGTGGACAAATACCATGTACAGTATCAATATATCCTAATTTAAATGGAATCTTCATTCTAACCAAGGTGTATAAGTTACCTTACCATCAATCCTTTGTGCTCTAAGTGATTGATTTCTGTTGTGATCTGTTGAATAACTACAGTGAATCCAGCCCGACGAAGGCTCGTTATCTTTGTAAAATTCTAAAATTAACTGGTCAAATTCTAGCTCTGATCTAATCCAGTGAGCTAATTCTCTATTGTCTACACCAGGTATTTCAAAGTCTGCTGCAGCTGCATTGTTGTCTGCCACATGTTGGCTGTTAACTGAACTTCCAATCTCTATACACAGCTGGGCACAACGGAATCCTGATGATATAATTAAAGGTTTGTCGTAATGTGATCGAACTGGCTGCAATATGTTTGTGGCCAATGCTTTAAGATTCTCAATCTGCGCAGGATTAGGATTATTATTAATACCTTTACGTTCCGCAACTTGAGACTTAGTTAACTCATCAAGAGTTATGTTAGCTGTAAGTTTCATAATTTATCGTTATCTTT